TTAATAAAAAGCTTTGACGAATTTAGAACATATTTTGGAACAACATCCCCGTTAAAAGACGGTAATGATAATCCATCATACGAACTTCCATATTTCGCCAAATCATATCTTGCGGAATCAAATCAATTATTTGTAACAAGAATTCTTGGTTTAACCGGGTATCTGCCTGCAACAACATATGGTATTGCAACATTAGGTAGTCTTGATTTCGACTCTACCGCAACGCCAAGTGAAAGCGCGCCAGCAACATTAATACCAACAACGACAGGTATAACTGGTAGTACTATGTATTCTGAATTATCAGGAAAGACCGCCACAGATGGCAGTTCTGTTACTGAATTTATTTCTAGTAATGTATACAATGATAGCGAATGGTTTACTATAGGATTAGTACCAGAATCTGCAACATCGGGTTTATACGCGGTTTCGGAAATTACAGGGCCAATTGGTGATATTACAAATTTTGCCTGGTATAATTATTTCTTTGATGGAACAAGCCCCAACATTAATGTATATTCGTATCTTTTTGTTTATTCGGCGTCCACAGAACAATTTGGAGTAACAAGATTTACATACGAAGGAGTTACTATAAATGAGTATGACAATATTGTACTTGCAGCTTTAAGATCGCGAGGTTCTTATCGCATATCCACATTATCTTTACAAGTGACAGAACAAACCGGACTAACTATGACAGGTGATGCAATTGAAACAGATCCATTAGAAGAATTTACACTTACTGTCACTACAGATGGCGAAGTCGGAGAAACAAGGTCATTCGTGTGTTCTTTAAATAACACATCAACTAAATACATAAGAAAAGTATTGGGAACCAGCATTTTCGACAAGAATGAAACCAATTACCCAATATATGTTTTTGAATCATATCCAAAATTTGCTGAAGCATTAAAAGACCGTGGATTAATTAGAGGTCTAAGTGTAACTCCAATTTATCATAGTGTTGACGAAGACTTTTTAACTACATGGCAAACGGCAGCTTCACCATATGTTGTATCAGAAGTACGAGGCGGAGTTGTTGCTGATCTATTTAGAGTAATTGCTATTTCTGACGGAGATGCATCGAATGTTCAAGTTAAAATCAGTATAATAAACATCGACCTTGATACTGCCGAATTTGATATTCTTGTCCGTGATTTCAATGATACAGACGAAAATATGGTTACACTTGAAAGATTTTCAAGATGTTCTATGAATCCGGATTTACCTGGATATATTGCATTGAAAGTTGGAACATCGGACACAGAATATGAATTAAGATCAAAATATATTATGTTGGAGATGGCAAATGATCATCCTACCGATGCTATTCCTGCAGGATTTAGAGGATTTACTACTGATCAATTAGATACATCAGTATTAGGAGGAGTTTTATTTAAAACCGAATACAATAATGCTGGTGATGCTGTTACATATACATGGGATGGAATACAAGAAGACTATTCCGGAGATAAAATCAGAAGAGTTATGTTAGGATTATCCACTCAAATAGGATACGATAATAGTATGTTTAAATTTAAAGGTAAAAACGCTAACACAACAACGCCTGGATTCCATTTATCTTCTCAAGCAGCAATATTAACAGGTAGTACTATTTCAGGTTTTGAATTTGATTGTACACCATATGATCTAGAAGGACAAACAGGAGGAGTCGATAATAAATTAATAGACATCACATATCGCAAATTTACATTTGCTTTAAACGGAGGATTTGATGGTTGGGACATTTACCGAGATGTAAGAACATTTGGAGACGAATTCAAATATGGTAAAGCAACTTATGATGACAATAATACAGATAATGGTGGCTGTTTTGATCCCAATATCGGAAATTCAGACTATTATGCATATCTTGCGGGCATTACAACATTTGGTAATGCCGAAGCTATTGATATCAATATTTTTGCTACACCAGGTATTAACTTTTATGATAATTCTTCATTAACCGAAGAAGCCATAGATATGGTTGAGGAGGACAGAGCCGATTCTCTTTATATAATTTCGACACCAAACGTTCAAACAGTTTTTGAAATTATTGACTTGGTCGATACAATTAATCTCGACTCCAATTACTCGGCTTTATACTGGCCATGGATTCAGATAAGAGATAATGAAAATTCAACACAACTTTATATTCCACCTACTGGCGAAGTTTTAAGAAACATTGCTTTGACAGACAATGTTTCTTATCCATGGTTTGCAGTAGCAGGATATTCAAGAGGTATTGTAAGCGCCATTAAAGCGGCCAAAAAATTAACCCTTGACGAAAGAGATGATCTTTATAGAATGAGAATTAATCCAATCGCCACATTCTCGGATACCGGTCCAATTATTTGGGGTAACAAAACTCTTCAGATTAGAGAGAGCGCTTTGGATAGAATTAATGTTAGAAGACTGTTACTAAGAGCAAGAAAATTGATTGCTGCGGTCGCTGTAAGATTATTATTCGAACAGAATGATGAACAAGTAAGAGCAGAATTTGCAAGATTGGTTAATCCAATTCTTGAAGCAATTAAGAAAGAGAGAGGACTATATGACTTCCGTTTGGTTGTTTCCAATGACCCTGAAGATATCGATAGTAATACTCTTAGAGGTAAGATCTACATCAAACCAACAAGATCTCTCGAATTTATAGACATAGAATTTATAATCACACCAACAGGAGCATCATTTGAGAATATTTAGTCTCAATATAGATTTAAAATAAAGAGTAGGAAACTACTCTTTTTTATTTTTGAAAAATTTCACCCAGGATCATACTAGTATAATTTTGCAATTTTTTTTCTAATTATTATATTTCTGGATCAATTATATATGATCTTTTTATAATCTGGACCAATTAATATAAATATTCTTCTAGATTCTTGTATTGGTCCCCGGTATTGGTCCTTGGTGTTGGACCGAAAAATACGAAAAATTTTTGACAAAATCAAGTTATTCTATAAAATAATTAAAAATAATTTGATATATACCATGTAATTTTTTGTTTTATATTATTTTTTTCCATAATGATATATTTATAAATAACAAATATAATTAATAAACATTTAAAAACAAAGAAAAATGGCCGACCTTTTGATGAAGATGCCCGTACCTTACGAGCCAAAAAGAAAAAATAGATTTATTTTAAGATTTCCATCAAGTTTGGGAATCAATGAATGGTATGTATTCTCAGCAACAAGACCAAGTGCAAAAATTAATCCTGTGGAAATTCAATTCCTAAATACATCAACATATGTTGCTGGAAGATTTACATGGGAAGAATTAAAAGTCCAATTTAAAGACCCAATAGGTCCGTCTGCGTCACAAGCACTAATGGAATGGTTCCGTCTACATGCGGAAAGCGTTACAGGTAGAATGGGGTACGCTGCTGGGTACAAGAAAGACGTTGAATTAGAAATGTTAGACCCAACAGGTGTTGTAGTTGAAAAATGGATTCTTCAAGGTACTTTCTTATCAACTCTCAATTTTGGAGATTTGGACTATGGAAGAGACGATTTAGCAACTATTGATGCAACTTTACGTATGGATCGTTGTATACAAGTGTATTAAAATACTGATAATCAATATATTATGTAATAAATATAAAAATATTTTTACATATCCTTGACATCCTGAAATAAAATCCGTATATTTATGACAAAATAGGTATATGGATTTTTCTTTTTTTACAACCGCAAATAGATCTGGATATAAGACGCAAGAAAAATGGTTAAACAATAATCATCCTGATTTATATAATAAGATTATTAACTATTCTAAAAATTTAAATATTAATTTAGGTTTTAAAGAAAAAATATGGTTTTATTATAATAAAATAAAAAGACATGGAAGAATTTAAAATTGACCCTTCAATAGCGTATGACGTTGTTGAATTACCAAGTAAAGGGATTATGTATCAAAACAATAAAAAAACAGTTCGAGTGGCATATTTGACCGCCGCAGACGAAAATGTTTTGGCATCACCAAATCTAGCATCAACTGGTGGCGTTGTTATGGAATTACTAAGAAGAAAAGTATTAGATAAAGATCTGATGGCTGAGGATATTGTGGAAGAAGACAAACAGGCAATATTAATTTTTTTAAGAAACACATCTTTTGGCTCCGAATATAAAATAACATTAACAGATCCGAAAACCAGAGAAAAATTTGAAACGACAATAGATTTATCTTGTCTTAAAATAAAAGATTTTTCGTTGGTTGCCGACATAAATGGTGAATACCCATATTATCTCAAAAAGTGTGGAATTGATATTACGTTTAAATATTTAACACAAAAACAAGAAACGGAACTTAAAAAGATAGAAGAAAGCTGGAATGGTATTGGAGCGGCCCCCATTGTAACAAAAAGGATCGAAATGATGATTAAATCTCTTGGAGGAAACAGAGATATTATGCAGATACATAGTTTTATTGAAAATAAAATGCCTATTGTTGATTCTCAAGAATTCAGAAAATATGCAATTGAAAATAAACCAGGAGTTGATTTAACTCAAAAAGTAACTACCCCATCAGGAGAAGAGATCCAAGCTGAGATTGGGTTTGGGGTGGAATTTTTTCGTCCTTTCTACGGAATATAGAGAAAGTCAATTAAAAGAAATTTTTATGTTAGTTAAACGAGGATTTTCTTACGGAGATATTCTTGTTATGCCAATTTTTGTAAGAAGATATTATTTTAATTATATCATCGAACAGGAAAATAAGAAATAATCTATTTATATTATATGGGAATTACTTCTAAATTAATAGATATTGCAAAAGGTGGGAAACAGAATTGGCCAAATTTTCTTTCTGAGTGGACGAACAAAATAGATCCGCATGATTCTCTGTTATATGAGGCAGAAACAACAAATGCTCGGATAGCCTTTAACGCGTTAACAAATCAAGAAAAGGCGGATGTCGCTAGTCAAAATATACTTAAACCAACAGGAGTAGGAACAGGAGGATTTATCAATCGAGCAATGGCCACTCAGTATGCTCCTACAACAATGAATTTGCCTGAATTTGGAACGATAGAAGGCGGAGAAAAAATTATTGGAGGTCTTGTTGATATATTTTCAGGAAGATGGGGCGCGGGTTTAAAAAAAATAGGAAGTATTCTTCAAGGCGAGGTTCTTTTATATCTATCACAAACTAACAAGCTTTATCGAGAGATTAATGAAAAAGCTATGATGACAGGGGAACTTGCTGAAGCGTTTAGAGGTGAAATTATGGAAGCTTCCCCCTGGATAACAAAATTAGGTATAGGATTTGAAGAATTTTCGGAATCTGTTGGAAATTTAGTTGCAAACTCAGGAAAATTTAAATTACTTAACGAAGACACAATGAAAGACATGGCTTTAGCAAGTAAATTTACTGAAAGTATGGGAGCTTTTGTCAATATGGGAAAAGATTTCGAAAGAATTGGATTATGCGTTCGTGATATGTCTACTTTAATTGAAAAAATGGCAATGAGATCTCTAGCTCTTGGGTTAAACGGAAAAACAACAGTAGCCATGGTTGCCGAAAATCTAAAAAAGATCAATCAATATGGTTTTAAAGATGGGGTAGATGGTTTAGCTAGAATGGCTCAAAAATCGGTAGAATTCAGAATGAATATGCAAAATGTGTTCACGTTGGCCGAAAATGTCTGGAGTCCAGATAAAGCACTTGATATTGTTGCAAATTTACAGGTTATTGGTGGAGCATTTGGAGATTTAAATGATCCAATTAAATTAATGTATATGGCAACAAATAATGTTGAGGGATTACAGGACGCGATAATTGGAGCAACGAGATCGTTAGTAACATATAATGAAGAACAAGGCAGATTTCAGGTAACGGGAGTTCAACTTAGACAGGCAAAAGCAATGGCCGATGAACTTGGTATGAGTTTGGAAGAGTTAAGTGATACTGCCATTGCTCAGGCGGAGAGAACTGAGGCGGCTTATGATTTATCGGGGTTAAGTTTTAATATACCAGAAAAAGAGATAGAATTTTTAACTAACTTAGCTCGAATGGAAGGTGGTAAAATGATTATTGACATTCCAAAGACATTACGAGATGATTTAAAAATGAATAACGACCAAACTTCGTTAGCTCTAGATAGTATGACACAAGAACAAAAAGAGATAATTATAGATCAACAAGAGCTTCTCACAAAAATGGATCCAAAAGACATACCAAGACAGCAAGTTATGGCTCTCGAAAATATTCAAAGAGACATGTCTGCGTTGAGAGGATATATGAGAGTTACGATTGGTCACAATGCAGCGGATATAGTAGAGAAAGCCCTAGGAATAGATGGTGATCTTGTTAAAAAATTATCTGAGGGTCTTTCAGGCATAGGAATGAAACAAATTGAAGGATTTGATAAATATGCAGAAGAATCAATTAAACAATGGGATGGACTTGTAAATATCGGTGAAATGGCGTCAAATTGGGTTGATAATCTTAATAAGACGAATGAAAGTAAGGAAGAAAAACAAAGAGGAGAAGTAAATACAGGAGCAAATTCAATGAATGTTGTTGCAGCGGAAAAATTGGGCCGTTCAGAAAATCCCGTAACGCCGTCTTCTACCGTTGAAAGAAAAATTATTGATATAAATATTGTTCCAACGTCAGCATCGATGGATCGAATTGCACAAATATTTTGGGGAGATCCAAGATGGCAGGCTAATTTAAAAGATAGTTTTATAAATCCAAATTAATATGAATTTTCAGATAGTTGGTATTTATTATTAAAAGTATAAGATGCCAAGCTATGTAGATTTTAATGCTAGTAAACGTTTCAGGGATTTTGTTTTATCTAAAACTTTAAAGGCCCCAAACGGCCCTCAAACATTTAATGAAAGTAATTATAGTGTTAGTAATTTAAACACATTCGCTAATGTAGATCCTGGAGACGTTGAAGATACACGCTCGCCCGAATTATTAAGATCACAAACCATAAATACATTTAAACCAATTGAATACTTTATAAATGAAAATCTTAATACATTCGCAAGAAGGGCAAATCTAGCTCTATATCCATATTTTGTATCACAAACGCATAATTTAATTGGTATAATGAATACCAGTAGTTATGAGGACGAATCGGAATTAATGAAATTTGCTTCATGGTATATAAGGGAATCTGAATACGGCCCGGTTTATTCAAGATTGCAACAAAATTTATATGCAACAACATATGGTAGACTTAGAATTCTTGATGCGTTAGAAGGTAATACAACAACAGCAATAAACATATTAACAGGTAGAGAACCCCTAATCGAAAGTAATCCACGAATTACGGTTGCTAGTACATTAGTGGGAAAAGGTATTGATTTTATGCAAACTGTTGCCGGCGTTGAATTTCCGTGGGCAGAGATTCCTGGAGACTATTTATCAAACCCGCGCAATCCGGTTGGCAGCGGAAATATTAGACCTGAAGCGCAAACCGAAGGAGGAAGTGCTTCTCAAGATGCAACAGGAGCGGTAGGATCCTTATTTGGAATTGGAAGAAGACCGACAATTACAAGAAAACCTTCCGATTTGTTTATTGAATATATGGGTCAAAGACAAAAAGCAACCTTATTTGATAATCTTTCGTATTCAAAATATGCCCCCAACTATACCACGACAGCAAGATCACAAAACACATCAAAAATATTTAATTTTGTTGATAAAACAGCACAGTCAGTAAAAAATTTCTTAGGCGTCGAAGCGCCAGCGGGTATTGCATATATTGGTGACGATAGAGGAAATGATGTTAAAAACGCAATGAATATTGATGATAGGCCAGTAAAAAGTAGTTATTATCTTTCTTTGATGTTTGATCCTATACAAGCAACACTATTTCAAAGAACAAAGAACATTGTTGATGGAGGAGGATCTGCAGGTAAATTAACATGGATTAGTACGAAATCAAAAAATCTATTAGACAAAACAAAAACATATGTTGGGGTATTAACAAATGAAGGGGAATCAACCGAATCGTATAAAAGAACGCATGGTATTTCTCAATATGATGATTCAGTATCAACAAAATACAATTTTAAAGATGGATCAATTTTAGGATTAACACAAGAAATACTTGAAACAATGCCGGCTGATGGTGGAGCCGCTCGTTCTCATGTTGCTAATGTTATTGATCAGACAAGTAGAATTTTTAGGGAGGGCGACACATCAATGTCAAGGGGTTCTGCTATAAAATATATTGATCAGTATAGCGGACAAGAAAGAGGCGTTGAATATTGTAGAGTATGGACAAAAGACATTTCCTATATGAATTACTCAGATACCATGAAGAAATCCGGTAATTATAGGAAATTTGAAAGTAGCGTTTTAACAAACTCATGGAATTTAAATATATATCCTAATTCAAACGCAAAGGGTGAATTTGATGCCAGCTCGTCTAATATGGCACAAAGAGAAGGAGGGTTTTTTGCTAAGAAATATATGTTCTCAATAGAAAATCTTGCGTGGAAAACATCAAATACGCCAGGATTTACATACGCGGATTTGCCGTGTTGTGAAAAAGGTCCAAATGGCGGAAGGGTTATGTGGTTTCCTCCTTATGACTTAAAGGTTACGGAGCAAAATAACGCAAAATGGGAAGAAAATTTCTTTTTAGGTAGACCCGAACCAATTTATACATATAATAACACATCTAGAAGTGGTCAAGTGTCATTTAAAGTTATTGTAGATCACCCAAGCATATTAAATCTTCTAGTAAAAAAGCATTTTGAAGGTATGTCGGATGCAGAAGCTGATAACTATATTAACGCGTTTTTTGCTGGATGTCAGGATGTTGATTTTTATGGTTTGGTAAGAAAATACACAACATTAACGCCTGATGAAGTTAAGGAGCTTTTGGCGTATCTAAATCAAAGTAAAAGTCCACAGGTTGTAACAAGAAATAAAACAATATTTATTGATCCGGTTTCAGATACGCCAGTTCCAAAAAACACACCGTCATTGCCAGAATTTACTGTAGATTGCTTTTTTGAAAATGATAAGCCATCTGTAACTGTACAACAGTGGTCTTATTCGCCAAAATGGATCACTTCGTTAACTGCCGGTGAACGAGTAATTAGTGGTCTTTCGGGCCCATTATATTCGAATATATATTATACTTCACACTATTATGAATATCTCGGTAAAAAAGACAGTATTATTGAAATGTTACAAAAAGGAATAAAAGATTTAAAAGCATCAACAGTTTGGGGCAATAATCAGATACATGACTATTATCTTTTATCAGGTCAAATAACAGAGGTGAATAACAAACCATCAGATACTGCGTTTGAGGATATAAGCGCTTGTTCGGTAGATACGCTTAACAATGAATTTAATCATATGGTGAAAAATTTTGATGATTATGTCACAAATATGACAGAAATAAAAAGTTTATTGGAGAGCGATAAAATTAAACAAATAGGCGTTAGAGTTTCTTCAAGTGCAAGCGCGCCAGACGACCAACATTCTAATCTAGAATTGGCTTATCGTAGAAGTAGTGATGTTTTAAATGATATTATATTCAGATTATGTAAAGATCCAGATATGGCATGGAACGTTCTAGAAAGTATACCGTGGACATATAAAAACACATCAAAATCAGATGCCCGTATGGTAGAACCCCAAATGGAAATTGCGTTAAAAGATTTGGGATATACAACAGATGGAGTTTTAAGAATATTTGAAACAATAAATGAAGGCGAAACACGAACAGTACTTTCAGATATAACCTCTTTAGTCAATATTGATTGCGCCGACGGGTCTAATTTTTTAACATCAGAGGAACTTAAAAAATCTGCTCCAACCACTTTTTTATGTAGAAACGCTAATTGTAAAATCGTATATGAATTGAAAGATCCTGACGACCAAACAGAAAAAGCAGAGGATGCAGATGCTGCCGCACAGGCAACAGCGGCACAACGACAATCAGTTGAAGTTCTTGATTCGCCAACAGGAGTCAAATTGGCACCACCAATTGATGAAATAAAAAAAATGATAATGAAAACATTATCAGAATGTTATTATTTTAAAAAACTTGAGGAAGATTCGCCATTACAATTTTCATCATTAAAAGAAAAATTAAAATATTTTCATCCGGCATTTCATTCAATGACGCCAGAAGGATTGAACGCAAGGTTAACATTTTTAAATCAATGTGTTAGACCAGGGGACACATTACCAATCAAAGGAATATCAGATGATCGTGATTTAAATGCAAGAAACACAACATTTGGACCTCCACCGATATGCGTAATGAGAATCGGAGATTTTTATCACTCCAAAGTTGTTATTAGGGACGTAAATATAACATTTGATGAGAATATTTGGGATTTAAATCCAGAAGGAATTGGAGTTCAGCCCATGATTGCCGATGTTACTTTACAAATAAGCTTCATTGGTGGTCATGGATTAGAAAGACCCGTAGAAAGATTACAAAATGCGTTGTCTTCTAATTTTTATGCTAATACTGAAATGTATGACCCAAGGTCAACAGCAACAGAAGATAGGAAAGAATTTTATACAAAAGAATTTCTGGACGATTTAAATCAAAGATTATCCTCAATAGGTACAAATTCAAATGATTTATTATCGTCAACAGATAATGTTATTGACGGCCCATATATAGGAAAACCAGCTATATCTGGCTATCAGACAATGGGATTTGGAGCGGGAGCGGTTACCACTCCAGTTTTTGGAATATTAGATTATACTTCAGTAATTGATGAGGTCTTTTCTAATACAAACCAATATATTAGTACATTTATGTCATCATATAATAACGTATTAAAGACATATGATACAAAATTAGGAAGTTTAATATTACATCCAGAATATAGAACAATAAAAGATTATAATGTTCAAATAGGGGCAAGCGCAACCACAATTGAACTATTAGGTGACTATCCTACGCGCAGAGAGTTGGAAACATTTGCATTAAATTTTAGAAATATAATATCGGGTAAGATACAAACAGAAAATATTACCACATTGATAGGAATTGGCAGCGATATGACCGCGCCCATAATTACAAGATCTGAAGAAATTCTAAAACCATATGTATTGGAGACTGTTGTGGGCATGATAAATGATTTACCAAAAAACATATCGTATTTAAAGGCCGCTGAATCTGCAAGAAATAAACTTATTGCGGTACTAGATAAATTAAATTTTCTTATTGAATATGGTTATGACGGTAAAATAGAAAAAACTGTTTACACTCGAGCAAATATCTCTGAATTTACGGGCAGTGTGTTTTATCAAAATTATAGTAATGCAATATCATTCATACAGGCAAATCAATCTAAATTTACTGAAGATCTAGATACAACCTATAATTTTTATGGTTCTACAATGACATCCGATGATTTATATTATTTTCTATCAATTTTATTAAGAGATAAAAAACAAGAAATTTTGAATTTATATCAAAGAGATCCTTTTAATTCTAATATACAGAAAAATATTAAGAAAAGATTAAATAAATTTTTTGAGCCGGCACCAGAGAATAAAGATTTTAAAATTACTAAATACCCAACAAGAAAAGATAGTAACACTATTGAATTTGGTAGTTCAGACCCGGCAGAATCTATAATTACTGATCCAACAGTAATTCAAAATTTAACAAACGTACACAGAACAAGTGGAAATAAAACAACATCTGTACTAAATTATTACAGATCGGCTACCGGCACAGGCGGATAAAATAATATATGCAATGAACGATCAATATTTTGATAGATATCAGTATTTTATAAATGATGGAGAGTTTAAAATTGTTCCAGGAATTGAAATACCAATTAAATCAACTGATAGATATATTCAATTTAGACGTAATAAAGATAGATTGGATAAATTATCACAGGAATATTATAATTCTCCTTTATTTGGGTGGATAATATTACAGGCAAATCCAATTGTTGGCGGTATTGAATTTGCAATTCCTAATAATTTTTTACTTAGAATACCGTTTCCTCTTATTCCGACTTTACAAGATTATAAAAAAAACATAGAATTGTATAAACTATATTATGGGGAATAATAATTTAAAAACGACAAATGACATTTTGGTCAAAGTCGATCATAATAATCTTATATACATTGATCCTAACAGTGTATTAGTTGACGGCGCTGTTGAACCAAGAGCGGTCGAACCAGAAAATTTAGTTATGTATGTTAATCTAGAGGCCGACTTGATTCCGAGATCAACATTGATTGCTGACGGAGCCAAAAGTACGTTGGTGTCTGTAGCCGAAGGCACTTTGAATTTTATGAAAAATTCGAATGGCGCGGACTATGATACGCAATGGACAGACAGTTTTGTAGATAAAAAATCAACTGTCACAGGATTTCAGACGGTTGGATTCGGTATGGGAGCTGTAAATATTCCAATTGTGGATAAGTTTACTCAAAATGACGCATCATCACAAAGCTTTGGAATAGAAAACATATCAATAAAAGTTATGGGGGCAAACTTCATACCTAGAGTAGATATAAAGTTTATTGATGTTAGAGGGAAAACATTATTTGAGTCGCCGGCAAATTCGCCATACGCCGCGTTTTTTCATATACCGTGGCCAATATTTTATTTAACAGTTAAAGGATATTATGGAAAAGCGATAAGATATAGGTTGCATATGATTAAATTTAACTCAAAATATAATTCTGGCAATGGTAATTTTGAAATTTCTTGTAATTTTGTTGGATCAACTTATGCATATCTGGCCGACATATCAATAGAATCGGTATTAAATGCTCCGTATTTTTATTTATCCGAATCTGTCGAAGACGCGAAATACAACGAAAAAACCGGGCAACGCGAGAAAACACTTTTTAAGACGACAAAAGGATATAGAGTTTTAAGATCAGTATATCAAGAATATATTAATAAAGGATATTTAACAAAAAATTTTCCTGTAAGAACTCTTAGAGAGATTATTGTCCTTGCGGGTAGATTAAGTAAAATACTAGAACAAAAAATTTTTTCAAAGTTTATTAGTCATCACACACTATCGGCGATTAAAGATTATGAAGACACTATTACTGTTCTCAAAAAAAATGTTCAATTATGGGCCAATAAATATGTATCGGGTTCGGTAATAACACTGCCAGAGGAAGCAGGATCAACGAAATGGTCAGTAATAACTCAAAGTGACAAAAGTAGCACAGTACCAATATCACAACTTGAAAATATAATAAATAAGTCGGTAACAAAAATGGAAAGTAATGAGGCTTTCGGTTCCAACGCGCCAAAGAAAGACGATAAAATTGTTACTAATACCATATCATGTGCAGAATTAAAAAACATAAATTCATATTATAGAACAATTACAGAGATTTCGGGAGTTGTAAACGTGATCAATATCGAAAAATTACTGGATCAAATAGATGTTATTGCCAGAAACTATAATGAGCAGAGGAATAAGGTCGAAGTGGAGGTTGAAAAAATAATGAACGAAACGATTGAAAACGATCTTGATATTGGTATAGGATTTAAACCTTCTGTTAGAAACATTATAGCCATACTTCTTGCCAATGCTGAAACATATATTAGATTAATGAAAGATGTACACGAGAAAGCGTTTGAACAGGCAGCCGAAAGAAAAAGGATATTTGAAGAAAACATTGTAAAAACATCAGGAATATTAAGAGACGGTGGAAATATGATTTTTCCGTGGCCAGAAGTTAAAGAAACAACGCAAAAAGGGAAAGAAATTGTTTTAGTATATCCAGGTAGTAGGGAAATGGAGAAAAAGCTAAGATCCAATGATAAAGTTTTATGGCCAGAAGTTGATTTTGTTGAAAATTTTTACGCAATTGCCTTAAAGATTAAAGATAATTTGGAATCAAAAGAAGGTAGTGTTGATAATTTTCAATATGTTTTTGGGGATTCGGTCAACGATACCAAGAAAGACATAAGCGTATTGACGAATATGATGAATTATATACCATATACAGATAAATCAATGTCATCAATTTTGTACGAAATATATGAAAGATCAAAATATACAACATCGTTAAGTCCTTTTGATACTGATTCAATACGAGAGCTAGCCGAAATTGAATACTCAAATTTAAAAAATCAGGTTGCCAGCGATATTGATGTTGTCGATTCACTGAAAAGAAACGCAACCTCATATTCGGAATTAATATCGCACATGGAATCAATTATGACAAAATATCCATATTATTTGGACCAGATACCAACAACAGATTATATAGCGGACGGACTCGAACACGACTTTAGTATTTCAAAATATAAACAACTAACAAGCACAACAGGTAGCGTTAATGATTATTTAAAATTATCAAAATTTTTGAAAGAATATAAGCCTGAAGAATATAGGAAAGAAATATATCCATTCAACACATCAACATACCTCTCTTCATTAAGTTCAACAAGCGCCGCCGCAAATAACTCACAGTTAAACGGTATGTTAAAAGTTAATCCGCCAAATGACTTTATATCTTCCCCCTTAGATCCCAAAATGTGGACCAAAGACGGATTTACATCAAATATGTTTACGAACACAATTAAAATAAATGGTATTGATAAACACATGTTAAATACTCCATATTTTCATAAACAGTTATACAATGATTTTATTAAAACACAATCGCTTGAAAAATATGTGGGATCGTCTTATCTACTTTTAAATTCACTACCATATAAAGATTTAGACGATGTAATCACATCAGCAGGATCTAATACATTAATATCAACCATTTTCAGAGAAATTGGGGCGACACACTATATCCCATATCATTTGATGATAAAATGGGGATCAATATATCATCGATATAAAAAATATATAAATGAGGGTATCGATATTATAGAAGGTGTCACAGAACACATCGATGGGTCATTATTTTTTGATAATAATAAAGGATTAACTTTTATTACTATACCAGATTGGATTCACCCAGGAACCATAAAAACAGTAAATAGATTGGATCAATCTGATATTGGATTTCATCCATATTATGAAACAATTTTTCATCAAATTGCTAATGGTTACGGATTTTTAAATATCGATTCACAAGTAGATAGTTATTCGGAATCGCTGTCGAGCGGATTGGTTAGACTACGTAACGGATTGGCCTATGGATTAAATACATGGACAAGTTTAATAGATCAATCAAAATTTGACATAAATGATCAAAGATATGTTTTATTGCCAACTAACGGAAATAGTATGTCTTACGGAAATGATTTTACTCTGTCAGAACAAGAAAACTTCAGAATTCTTTGGGGAATAGGAACAAATTATATTGATAATGTTGATTATACAGAATACACCTTCCCGACATATAAAGAATATTTAAAAACAACGACAAATGAATTTTCATTATCAACAAATTATAAAAAGGTTATTGATTTGGTTGCGGCATTTAAGCCTGAAATATTGGAAGCGTTTGAGTTGGCGTTTTTAGATTTTTCATCTGAAAGACTAAACGAATCTAAAACATATAAGCCATACGAAGCCGCCTATACTAAGTTTCAGGATTTTTTAATGGCTATTGTTTCGGTAAAAAAAGACGATAGCGAACCAACGAATGATTTTGGATCAATTGAATTTTTTAATATGATAAGAGATAAACAAGGGGCGGAATTGATGAACATCAGTACAACGTTACAGTCTAATGATAATATGATAAGATTGACGATGTCAAATCCAAGAGAAACCAATGATTATGTATTTGGAGGATTTACAAAGACAGATGTTGAGCATTTTTCAATTGATCCTTACAATCCCGATCAACTTATAGAAAATATTGGTAATATTGAATTATATTTGGGGGAGGATATGGATGGATATTATCGTGATTTCTTTTCCGTAAATGATGTTGCATTAAATGAAGAAAACATAAAACAATTTAGGCCATTAATATATATGTATGCAGGACAAAGATATAAAGGAGATAATCCAACAAAGTCTGATTTTGTCAATTATTTGAAAAGTACAATTATAAATCCATCGACGAATGAAGGGTCTAAGGTAAAATCTCCGGAAAATAGGCTAATAGAATTTATTAATCATATAACGCACAAGATACGAAACGATCTCAAAGCAGAGATAGAAACACAACAAGTATCTGGCATATATCGAGGATGGAATGACGATCCAACGGTTAAATTAGAATTATATAATTATTTTAAATCATTTAACGATAAATGGACAGCTGGAAATTCTATCGGGCAAAGATCATTAATAGAAGAATTTTTATTCCTAGATAGGGCAAATAGGGATATTGGTGATGAAGTATATCTTAGTTTGGATAAGCTGTTAAGACTCGGACTGAAAGAAAATGCTAATATTACTTTATATGGTGCGATTTCTTTACTGGTTCAAGATAGCGGATTCGATATCAGAGCATTGCCCGCATACGTTAATTTTTACGGAACCAATGTTTCCAATGCGTCAAAAATTATTCCATCTAAAGATGTAGCAAGAAATATGTTTGGATCCTTTCTAGATGTTGATTATCAGGAATCATCGCCGAAAATTATATTACAATATGTTGGACCGAGTTCTCAACATCCAGACATGAAAGATATTAGTAAAAAGAAATATCTATTTAATGATGATGGATTTGATATTGGCGACGTAAACAATAATCCTGTTATTGTTTCCCCTAATATTTTTGCGTCGACAGATTTCACAAAGTCAAATAAAGTAGTAGCATTTGAGGTAAGTTTTGGAGATCAGAACCAATCAATTTTTAAAACGGTTGAATTGGACCAATCGACAATAAGAAATACGGCAGAATCTTTCATTGTCTTGGAAAATTTGGGAAAAAGTGAAGGCGGCGATAGCGTTGCCCAGGTTGATATTGGATTATGGAACATATATAGACAAGCATCGTATCAGTGCGGAGTAACTTGTATGGGTAATGTAATGATACAACCAACAATGTATTTTTATTTAAAAAATGTTCCACTATTTAAAGGATCATATTGGATCACCGAAGTAACACACGATATCAAATCAACAGGCATCGAAACGTCATTTAAGGGATCAAGGATTCCTCAGAGGGCTCTGCCTATTCTTAGCGATACATTTATAAAGGCGTATCGACCATTATTTGATAAGGTTGTAAAGGACGCAATTCATAAAGTTAAAGAAGAAAATAAAGCAGCTCAGACTCCAACTACTGAACAAACAGTTGTAACTAATTCCGGATCGTATTCCACAGATACCGGCGGTAAAAGATTTCAGACTGAAGAAAAAATAAATAAACAATCTTCAGAACCATATTGTATATCATATAATGGATTTGATAACGAACCAAACATTGAAAAAGTAAAATATAAAGGAATAGAATGGCTGAGAGCAAAAGTTATTGAAATGGGAACTAGTAAATATCCAATACCAGATAATCGTACTATGGGTATTATATCAAGAACAAGGTTAGCTCCAGATATAAAATGGGGCGACATTAAGAAATTAGAATTGACTAGCGATTTTTATGAAACCAAGTTTAACGCGAATAGATTACCAGACGGAAATGCTAATATTTTTACAGACAAATATACAACAACCGAATTTTTAAATCCTAATAATGGCAATTATTTGCGCGTAACAACAGTTGTTAATCATTATTTTAAAGCATATCAGGGTCCGGTTAGCATAGGCCCAGAAATTGATGGATATGGTATTGGAATGTCGAAGTCATTAATGAGAAAGTTAAAGTTATCGGATGGCGAGATTGTGTTTTTTAAATTAACATAATAGTTTAATAAAATGTTAGATATTTATATAAAAATATAAAGATGGATAACATAGACAAGACATTAGATGATTTCTTGGACAAGGGAACAATAACCAAGACGATTTCACCTGATGGAAAAGAGGAAGAGGTTTGTGATTTAACAACTGGTGAGTGCTATATCATTAGATCTAGAGACGGCATAGTTGAAAGAATTAATAAAAGATATATTACTGAAGACGGTAGACAATTATTACAAGACTAATAAAATAAAAATATGGAAATGAAAAACATAAATGAGGAATTAAAGCGTTTCAATGCGATAAACAAATATGCAGAGAAACTAATAATTGAACAAGAACCACCACTTCCTGCTCCGCCTGCTGGGGCGCCGCCCGCAGGTGCGGGCGCAAATGCTCCATTACCACCGCCACCTGGTGGAGATGCCTCAATGGAGATGCCGCCAGAAGGCGCCGAAGAATTTATGCCGCCGACCGGTAATACTGAGACTCCCGAAGCATCTGCTGAAGAATCAGGTGAGGATGATACGACTGAAGAATTAGATATTACTGATTTGGTTAATATGACTAAGAGCATTAAGAAACAACTCGATGATACTCAAGGTCAGGATAAAACCGGAGCAGTAACACAACAAATGGACGCTGTTTTTAATAAATTAGGAGAACTGGAAGCTAAATTAGGAGAAATGGATAATGTTTTGGCTAAAATCGACCAGTTAGGGGCACAAATTCAAGAAATAAAGCCAAAAACGCCCATGGAAAAACTTGAAATGAGATCTTTAGATTCATATCCATTTAATCAAAATCCCGCGGAGTTTTTTAGTGGAAAACAACAGGAAATGAAGGCATCAGGAAAAAATGAGTATGTGCTGACCAAGAACGATGTTGAAAATTATGGAAAATATCAAATAATGAAATCATTTAATCCAAAAGCCGAAGAAAACGATTATATGTTTTAATATTTAAAAATATTTTGAAAAAAAAGAGAGTCTGGTTTTGTAATCAGACTTTTTTTATGTATATTTTGATTAATAAACTTTTTTTAATAAACTAAATTACATTTTTTATGGGAACATTTGAAGCCGTACAAGCACAGTACGAAAAAAACAAGAACGCCGCAAGCGGCAGCAAGTTCGCCTCTCAAGAGGAACGAATGAAGAAGTATTTCACCACAGTATTACCGAAAGGTGTTACTGAACAGGAAAGAAGAATACGCATTTTACCAACAAAGGACGGAACATCGCCGTTTGTTGAGGTTTATTTCCACGAAATTCAAGTGGATGGAAAATGGGTTAAATTATATGACCCGAAACAAGAAGGAAAACGGTCACCATTAAATGAGGTTCATGACAGTTTAAAAGCAACTGGCGTTGAATCTGATGGAGAGCTGGCGAAGACTTATCGTTCACGCAAATTCTTTGTTGCTAAGGTTATCGATAGGGATCATGAACCGGACGGACCAAAATTCTGGAGATTTAAATTTAACGCCAAGCAAGAAGGCATTATGGATAAAATTTGGCCGGTTTTCCGTACCAGAGGAGACATTACCGACATTGAAAAGGGCAGAGATTTAATTCTTTCATTATCATTAACCAAATCAGGCAAAGGTAAGGACTATACACAGATTAGTTCTGTACTGGACGCAGATCCAAGTCCATTGAATAAAGATGCTGAACAACTTAAAAAATGGGTCGAAGATTCATTAGTGTGGTCTGATGTTTATACTAAAAAACCAGAAGAATATCTTGAAATGGTAGCTAATGGAGAGACACCAAAATGGGATAAAGACAATAAGAAATGGGTTTCTACTTCACAATCTGAAATAGTAATTGGAGGAGATTCTGGAGGAGAACCAATGCCAGAGGATCCACAAGCGAATGATGAACCCGAAGAAGAGCTTCCTTTTTAGAAGGGAAAAATTACCTTTCTGATATGATAGTTGCCCGTATTCCAAAAATACGGGCAATTTTAAAAAATCTATTAAAATATGTCAACAACCTCATTTATAGACCAAGAATTAGAATATCAAATCGAACATAGTGTTACTGATGACTTTCGTAAAAAGGTGTCAAAAATTCTTGAAAAGGGAAGTGAACGCATCAAAAGCGAATATTTATACGGATCTCTTACTCTTGATGAGGCGTATAAAAAGGTAACTGTTCATGTTAGCAATAATAGTGGAAAGTATGAATGGCACACCCCAAAGAAGTTTGTTGATGCGGCAAGAGAGGTTATGGGAAATATTGATTTAGACCCCGCGTCATCGGAAATAGCAAATAAAGTTATTCAAGCTGATATCATATTTACAGAACAGGATAGCGGTTTGGTTCATCCTTGGAGCGGAAATATATGGATGAATCCACCGTATAACAATTCATTGGTTAGAGAATTTACGAAAAAAATGGTAGAAGATCTACCAAACATAAATCAAGCATGTGTTTTGGTAAATAATGCAACAGAAACACGATGGTTTCAACACATATCAGGAAAATGTGATATGATGTGTA